CTGATGATGATCTCGCATTGGTTTGAGAACCGCGAGACCACTATTTCAGGGACCATTATGCAGGAAGTGCCGCAAGGCGCGGCTATGCTGCTCCACACTGAGCGGGTCTGGGCATTATGAGGGCGGGCGCGCTCCGGCATTTGGTGCAAGTTCAGTACCCTACCACTACGCGAGATGCGAATGGCGGGGTAACTCAGACGTGGACGCTGCTCGCTACGCGATGGGCGGAGATAAAGGACCTCGGACATGAGCGCGAGGGGACTACAGGGGACAGGCAGAGAGCTGACGCGACGCATGAGATGACAATTAGACACCTTTCGTCCCTCTCCCCTCGGCATCGGGTCGTCTATAACGGAATGACATTCAACATTGTGTCTGAGATCAACGATGATTTGCGAAATAGGATGCAAAAAGTGCTGCTCAAGCGGGTGGTAAGCTGATGGCCAAGGGCAGATTCGGCATGATGGTCGATGTTATCGGCGAAGAAAAGGTCATCGCTGCGATAGATGCCCTGGAAAAGAAGCTGAAGAGGAAAATTTTGTCCAAGGCATTGCGTGCCGCGGCGAAAATTCAGCTTCGAGCAGCGCGTCAGATGGCCCCCGTTCGGACAGGAAGGCTTCGTGACAGTCTGAAAGTGCGTGTCGCGCAAGGAAGAAACAAGAAACGGGGCGGAAAAGTCATTAAGATGGGGGTCTACACGGGCAAAAAGACGGATCTCGGTATCACCGATGACACGTATTACCCCGCTTATTTGGAGTACGGGTCCAGCAAGATGCCGGCACAGCCGTTTATGAGGCCTGCTTTCGAGGCTTCGGCGGCAGAATCGAAACAGGCGGCGACGCAGATCATCAAACGGGAGCTGAAGCTGTAGGAGAAAACGATGGCGGCGACCTTGCATGCAGCGTTGGTGGAGAAGCTCGGAGCAGATGCGTCTGTTGCGGCGCTTGTTTCTACGCGGATCTACCATCATCAGGCCCCTCAAGGGACGACTTTGCCATATATTACGTTCTTTGTGGTGAGCAGCGAGCATGTACGATCGCTTGGTAGCCGCGTTCAGGTGGTTCGGCAGGTTGTTCAGATAGATTGCTGGGCGGACAACTCTGTTTCGTCTACCAATCTTCGAGAGGCGGTGCAGCTCGCATTGGACGCTTTTCGTGGCAGTATGGGTGCAACTGCCGCGCTGAGGGTCTTGGGGGCTTTCCTCCAGACCACTCGGGAGATGAAAGAGCTCCCTTCTGTTGGTGAAGAAACGGTGCTGTATCGTAGTTCACTTGACTTTGCAATCTGGCATGAGGAGGATTGACGATGGAAATCGGTACTGGTGCAACGATCACTTTTGCTTCGGGGTTTCTTGCGGAGATCCTCGACATCACCTGGAGCGGCATCGAAAGGATTTCAATTGACAAGTCACACATGGGTTCCACGAATGCCAAGGAATTCATGCCCGGTGATTTGTTCGACCCCGGTGAACTCGAAGTCGAACTGCTCTTCGCGGCGGAAACCACTCCTCCGTTCAACAGTGCGCCGGAAGCCATTACGGTTACGCTTCCCAGCGAGGGCACGGGGGGTACGTCAACTTGGGCCGCTCAGGGATTCATGACCGGCTTCGAGTTCAACGCTCCACTGGAAGATCGGCAGACGGCGACGGCGACGATCAAGATTTCCGGAGCCATCACCGTTACGGCGTAGTTCAACTCACAGCTCTGAGGAGGCCAAACCTATGAGCAAAGACAATGATGTAACCGTGGGGGCGTTTGTATTCCGTCCCCTTGTTGACAAGCTGTACGTCAGGCAATTCTCGGGGGAAGAGTTCATTCGGTGGCAGGCATTGTCGCCAAAGGTGAACGGATCTGTTGCTGAGCAGATGGAGTTCCTCGCGACAGTGACAGAGATGGTGCTGTACGAAATACCCGATGGGGGTCAGCCGCATAAGATCTGGACGAAGGAAGAGCTCCCTGCCATCTTGGAATGCTACCCTGTCCCGTTCTTGAAGCGCGTAGTGGTCACTGCTCTGGATGTCAGTGAACTGCGCAGTGATGCTGGCGCTGAGCTGGGAAAACAGTGAGCCAGCCGATGATCAGGTTCGCACATCGGCTGGCTTTGCAGCTAGGTATCTGGGATGTTCCGGGGATGCTGCGGGCGATGCCGGCTACGACGCTGCGTGCGTGGATGGCATACTACGACAGGGAGCCGTTCGGCGAGCGGGTTATGGACATGCGCATTGGGCTGCTCATAGCGAACCTTGCCGCCATGTTTTCGCGAAAGCGGAAGCGATTCACTGCGCAGATGTTCATCCCGTGGCTGAAGGAACGCGGCGTTCCGGGTCGCCGCAAGAAGTCATTTGCGGAGATGCGTGCCGCGATGACAGCGTTCACTGCTGCGCATAATGCGAAGTTGGGGATAAGGAGCTAACGATGGCTACCACTCTCGGTGAACTGGCAATTCTGGTGTCGGCTTCCACCGCTGCTTTCAATCAGCAGATGGGGGGGATCAAGGGTACGATTGCCGGTTTTGCCGGGGGACTCAAGTCTTCTCTGGCTCCCCTTGCTACAGTTGCCGGACTGACTGCTCTGGTCACGAGTGCTGCGAATGCGGCAGACGAATTCCGTGACATGTCCATACAGACGCAGCTCAGTACTGAGTTCTTGAGCCGCATGGACTATGTAGCCAAGCAGTCAGGAACCAGTATCGGCACGGTGACTTCTGCGATGAAGCGTATGCAGATGAGCATCGGTCGTGGGCTGAATTCTAAGAGTACGACTGAAGAACTGGCCAAGTTCGGGATCAACTTGCAGGAGATCGCACGACTGGCTCCGGAGCAGCAGTTTTACAAGGTAGCTTCTGCCATCGCTGCTATCAAGAACCCGGCGCAACAGGCGGCAGTCGCCAGTAAGTTCTTCGGGAAGAGCTGGTCCAACATGCGGGAGCTTCTTCTCTTAGGAGAAGAGGGCATGAAGAGCGCCATGCAGACTGCCGACGATATGGGGCTTACCGTCACCCAATCTCAGGCTGACATGGCGGATGCGTTCAACGATTCGATGGGTACGATGAAGGCGGCGCTTCAGGGTATGGGGCGCACACTTGGGTTGGAATTGCTGGATCCGATGACAAAAGTGGCGTCGTTTATCACGGGCGTAGTTACACCGGCAGTCAAGTACTTCATTCGCGGGATCAATGCGATAGGGACTTCCGTCGGCGGTATCGGCGCGGCGGCGACGCAACTGTTGACAGGGGATGTTAGCGGTGCGCTTACTACTTATAAGGAAGTTGCCACGGACGTCAAGGATATCATCCTCGGTGAGATCAAGCCGGCGGCGGATGCGGTGCAGACTGCGACGGCACAGACTGGAGCAGCTTTGAGCGGGGTGTCTGCGGACATCGGGGATCTCACTGACGAAACCGCAGACGAAGTGGCTGACATGACTGCTGAGAAACTGCGGGAAAAGGTGACTGGTCTTGCTGAAGAGGCAGGTGCGGCGGTCAATAGTGTCGCAGGGGATACAGTTCCCCGCGCATTACGAGCTACTTCTGCAGATGTATCATCGGGCATGGTTGTCACGGAGCAGAAGATGACCAATGAGTTGTTGTCTAAGATGGTGGAATTGACAACGAAACTTCTGGAATCTGTCAACGCGGGTGGAGGGGTTGCCGGCGGGGGCGTAGCGATCGCGGGGTGATGTGATGGCCAACATCGTAGACATCATAGATGGCGCAGCCGTTGAGTCCACACTGGAGGGGTTCAAGGCGGAGCGCGTCTTCTTCCTGACTGAACTCGGGGGTAGTAACACCGGGCGTCTGTATCAGGCATTGATTGCGCAGGGTATTCCTCGCGTCGGCGATCCACACCCTGATATCCCAGGTATCAAGGTTCTGTCGGTCAAATCAGAGCCGTTGGAGAGGCAACCTAATCAAGCCCGCGTGCAAGTGACCTACGGGGTCGAAGAGACGAAGACCGATCCCGAGTCTGAGGCCAATGGAATTACCAGCATCGAAGTAGATGCCACGGCGCTTGCTGAAGAGACCCAAGTTGACATCAACGGCGAGTTCATGGTCAATAAGTACACGTCGTGGCAAACCGGCGGGTCCTTCTTACAGGCGTGCATACCCGTGCGCGTGAGCGTGTACCGACCGCAAATGACGGTGCGCATAAAGCAGAAGGCGCAGTCATTGCCGAAGGCGAAGATCCAGCAGTATCTCGGCACAGTCAATGCAGATCCTTGGTCTGGCTACCCTGCGGGGACGTGGCTTTGTACGGCGCTCAACGCTTCTTTCAGCAAGGGGCGGTGGGATATCGATTACAATTTCATCTATCGGGAGAATGGGTGGCAGGTCGTGGATCTGATTCAGATCAATGGGCGCATCCCCGAAGACGTCAGTGAAGGTAACGGTATAGCGCGGTTCAATGTCTATCGCGCTGTTCCGTGGTCTCAGATTGGAGTGCGCTGGTAATGGCTGAGAAATACACTGGCCCAATCAAGATCCCCGCCGCGCCGCGCAAGGGCGAGGTGATCACTGCGGACTTCTTGCAAGGGATAGCCGGCGCACTGACCGGCACTACTGCGCCGTCGCGTGGTGTTCCGGCCCCCACGTCAGCCAAGCAGGCTGAGATTCACGGTGACATAGACGGAGTAGGAGATGTTCTTGAGTACTATGAAGAGAGCCGCGAAACTGAAGAGGTGCGGGTTGAAAACCCCAGCGATAGCTCTCAGTATGTCATTGTCGAGAATGTGCTGAAGGTTACGATGCGTGCCAGCGATGGCAAGCTGCTCATCCTCAACTTCGCCAATGATGCCGGTGAAGTGACTACAGGTACGTCACCCCCCGATGCTGAGACTGGCGGGGGAGGTGGCGGTTCAACAGGATCATACGTTCAGTGTAACTAGGAGGTCGTCATGGCAACGAAGAGATGGGTGGGCGGCGCAAGGGCAGTCGCTCAGGTGGTGTCCGGATCCATTGACAGCGTGGATGCGACCCCTGCCAACAATACTTTCACGGTGACGATCGGGAATGTGGCGATCAGCGTGGCTGGAGTCACGAGCGCGGCGGCAACGGCGGCGGCTCTGGTAAGCGCGCTCAACGCCAGCACGCATCCGTACTTCGCCGCGATCACTTGGGCGAACCCGAGCAGCGGAACGATCACCGGGACAGCAGACACGGCGGGGGTCCCCTTCACCGCTACGCTATCCAAGAGCGGCGCGGGTACGGGCACGGTTACGAACTTCAGCACATCCACGGCAGCAACCGGCCCCAATCATTGGGATCAGGCTGCGAACTGGAGTGACAACGCTGTGCCCGCTGACAGTGATGTCATATACATCGAGAGTGGACCGTCCATTTGTTGGGGCCTTGATCAGAATGCGTTGACGCTTAACGAATTGCATGTCCTCCAAACCTACACTGGTCGGATCGGGCTCAATCGTACGGTGTTTGCCACGAGTTCTGATGGTGCCACCACCAGCGATGCGGCTCCGGAGTATCGGGATCACTATCTGAAGCTCGGAGCTGATCTGATCACGATTGGCAACAATCTGAATTCCAGCGCCACGCCGAATGGCAGTTCCCGCATCAAGATCAACAACAATCAGAATGCCGCGTCTACTTGCATCGTTTACAATACTGGTGCGAGTACAGCAGATGCCGGCATGCCGGCGTTCAGATACCTCGTTGCGCATGCGAGCGCGGAGTTGTATGTGCAGTTCGCCCCTCAGGGGGTGGGGGTGGCGGCAGATGCACCGGGCGAGACGTCGACACTCAGCAAGATTCACATCTCTGACACGACGCAGACGTCTCGAGTGATCACCGGCGCGGGCACCACGCTGACCACCTGGATCCAGTCTGGTGGTACGAACCTGATGCAGCTTGCTGCGACGCTCACTACGTTGGAGTTGGCCGGGGGCATACTCACTACGGAAGGCGACTACACCATCACCACGGCTACTGTTGCGGATGGTGAGCTGCGCGCCAATCAGATCAAGACGGCGGGCAATGCGTTCACTACGCTGAATCTGTATGGGGGAACCTGTGACTTCCAGCGGAGCAGCCGTGCAAGGACCGTCGCTACGTTGAACCGGCGCAAGGGCACGCTGAAGGCGCATAGCGATGTGCTGACCATCACGACACGCAACCAGCCCGAGGATCTGTACACCGAATCGGTGACCTGACATGCCTGTTCGTCTCTCCCCCATCCAGCGTATCGTCGAGGTCGGCTGGCCGTCGGTCGGGGATCTATTTGTTTGCGGGGACTTCAATCGCTGGAATGACGACGCGACCCTCGCGACGTTGCTGCAATATAACAAGGCCACGGATACTTGGACGAAGCGCACGACTGGGTTATCTGGCAGCCCATGCAATTTTGCTGTGTTCAACAATCGTTTGTATGTTATCACCAGCCTGCGGATTCAATATTACGATCCGGCGACGCAGCAATGGGTGAACACAGCTATCACCACCTCATCCGGCGGCGATTTCTTTTCATATTGTTTGTGCGTGTTGGGCAGTGAACTCTACGCATTTGCACCTCTTCAGTTCTCTGGCCAATCCGGTGGTTCCTCGTATGTTATCAAAACCTCAGATGGAACTAATTGGTCGGCTGTCAGCGGGCACGGCATCACTAATGGAGCGCGTCGATCACGAGCCGGTACCGGATGCATCTACTATTCTGGCAGCAACGGCAGCGCGCAGATCTTCGGAAAGTACGACGGCGTTACTTGGAGCACTTCTCAGTGGACCTTGTCATCAGCCACAAAGATCACATGGTTTGCAGAATCCTCATTGGGTGGCGTGTTGGTGACGGCAACTTCTACTTTGAATTGGAATAACGGACCCTTAATAGATCCGGGGGGTACCTTCGGTCCCCAGAACCCGGATGGGTGCGCGTTTTTATGGAACCCTACGGGCGATGCAATTGATGTCTGCGTTGGTGGTTTCAATGATTATGCAAACGGGCCTAATACCGAATACCAACAGCGCATGGCCACGACGTCATTCGGCTACTGTATTGAGGACGTTCCGGGAGCTGCGGGGCGTGCTATCTTTGGCACCGGCGGTTCCTCGCCACCACGGCATGACATCATTACGCTGTTTCCTTTGAATGTTATCCCTGAAGATGGGGGCGTTGTGTGGGAGCTGTCGGTCGATGATACATTTTCTTCAAATCAAGGATACTGCTCTGGTGAAGTCTATTGCATGGAATGGTACGGGGACACGTTGCTGATCGGTGGAACACATACGGGCATCGGTTACAATCGGCCTACGGCGACGTGCCTGTCTACGGGTCAGCTTCGCGGTTTCAGCGCATTCGATGGTAGCACGCATGCAAAGGCTTTCAACAGCACTGGATCGCTGAATGGTTCTGGGGGAGTTCGTGGTATGATTCACATCAGAAAAGATGCAGGAAACTTAACTTAGCAGGAGGGTACGATGGAAAATTTTCTCGCAATTTCTTCGCTGCTCAACGTGGGCTATGCCCTGTTCGCACTGCTCATCGTTCTGGTGTTCCTGATCTGGCTGGACAAGCGCATGGGGTTCAGCTTCAAGAGCTGGATCGAGAATCTGGACAGCGCCAGTTCCACGCCGGCGGAGCGTGCGGCGCTCGCTGTTTATCTCGGTCTGCGCATCATAGCGGTATGTCTGCTTATCGGCATGGTGCTGGGATGCACCCCCGCGCAGGCGCGCGCATTGAGCGATACGCGCTACGACGCTCAGATCGAGGATGCTGCCAAGAAGTACCTGCGTGGAGTCGATTGGAGATTGCTGAAGGCGCAGTATTATCAGGAGTCCAGGTTGAAGCCCGAAGCCGTGTCTCCTGTAGGCGCGGCGGGCATTGCGCAGTTTATGCCCCGCACTTGGTTGGAAGTCTCGCGTCAGCTCGGCTACGGTACAGCCTCCCCCCACGACACGCGCTATGCGATCGAAGCTGGTGCGTTCTACATGGGGCAGATGCGGCACTTCTGGCGCAGCGCCGACACGGAGGTAAATCGGCATTCGCTGGCGATGGCGAGCTACAACGCCGGTGCGGGCAATATTCGCAAAGCGCAACGCAGATGGGCGACGCATGCGTACAGCTATGAAAGCCTGTATGACTGGCATGTGGTGCTGCATGATCACCTCCCCCGCGTGACTGGACGACACGCGAAAGAGACACAGACCTACGTCGTTCGGATCTGGGATTACTACAAGCGGCTGGTCGCAATGAGAGGAGCTACGTGATGTTCTTCTCATGGCGTATATTGGCCCCCCTGCTTGCGCTTGTCGCAGTGCTAGGGGTCTTTATCTGGCAGCGCAGCACCATCATGGTTCTGCGTTCCGATCTTGATGCATCACGAGCGCAGATGCTGGTATGCAAGAGCGCCAACGACACATTGAAGGCGGCGGTCGAACACCAGAACACGGCGATCATCAACCTGCGGGATGAGAACCAAGAACTGTACGAAGCTGCGAAGCGACGAGTCAACGTAATCCTCAACAAGAAGTGGAAGCCCCCTGAGGCACATGGCGCTGAGGAGATGAATCGATGGATAGAATCGTACAAGTGATGATTGCTGTCATCGGCGTCGCGCTGATTCTACTGTTGCTGACTGGCTGTGGTAGTCAGCCGACAACGATTTCAATGCCGGTGGAGAAGCTCGTCCCTGTACCAGTTGCGCGACGGCCTCCCGTGGAACTGCTCACACGAGTTCCTCCCCCGGCTCCCATATTCATCGCACCGTGCAACCCCAAGCTTGAACCGGATTGTCGAGCTACGAGCGCGTTGACCAAGGAAGGAGAAGATGAGTTGCGCCGATGGGTTGATGAGACCAATCAGAGGCTTGATGCGTGGAAAGCTTGGGGCGTGGAGGATACCCAATGACAGAACGGAGACAGGCGGATGTGGATTTGCGAGAGATGCTGCAATCGTTGAATGATACCGTTGCTAGCCTATCAGAGACCCTCGGAGATACGGAGTGGCATCGACTGAAGCGAGACTGGCCGGCGAAGATCATAGAGAACTGGCTTATCCCGGCTTTGGTGTTCGCGGCTTCGTGGTTCATCGCCTTTCGGGTGATGCAAGTGCAGTTTGAACAGCTCCAGCATAATCAGGCGGAGATGGTCAAGATCATAGACAACCTCAAGGATGAAGTGGTGAACCTGCGTATCAAAGACGCCAACCATGAATCTCGCATGGATGAAGCCTGGAACCGGCTATACCACATCGAATCCCAACATGACCAAGACGAAAAGGCGAAGCGACGATGACAGAACAGACCGAAGTGGTAAGCATGAAGTCGCGCACACAGATTGCGCGTGTCGGATTGCTGGTGTCCGCCGTGCTGAGTGTCGTGCCGCTAGTGCACGCACCACCGGAAGGATCCATGCCGTTGCTAACCGGATCATTGTGGCTATGGGGCGCGGTGCTGGTGTCGTGTGTTGGCGGGGG